TCTACGCGAATTGATCTAACAGAACATCATGATCTACAGATCATGGTGCATAAGTTAGAAGCGGCACTTGAAACTCTAAACGTAGTTAGAGTCGAGTGCTTAGGACTAGAATCATTAATCAATTATGAGGCATAAAAATGGACACTGAACAACTTAAAAAGAATTTTGACGATCAACTTGCTCAAACTCTAAAGCAAATTGGTGAACTTAAAGAAAACCTAAAGAAGGCAGAGGAATATAAATTGAAGCTAGAGGGAGGTCTCGAAACCTTGCTTATGTTGAATCCTCCAGAAGAAGAATCACCTGCAGAAGAACCAGCAGAATAACTCTAAATCCCTGCCTGATAAATACAGGTAGGGACTTTTTGTATCTAGGTGCATGGCTTCACCATCAAGTAAATCAGAATTGATTGATTTCTGTAAGCGTCAACTGGGAGCTCCAGTGCTGCAAATTAATATTGCAGACGAACAAGCAGATGATATTATTGATCAATCAATGCAATACTATCATGAGTATCATTTTGATGGTGTGGAAAGGATGTATCTGAAGCACAAATTTACTTCGGATGATGTTACCCGTTTCACAGAATCTGATGAAGATACTACTTCACCAAACTCAGATGCTTGGGAAAATAGAAATAACTATATTGAAGTTCCTGATGCAGTAATTGGTATTGCCAAAGTATTTGGTGTTTCCTCAAACTTTATGAGGAACAACTTGTTTGGTATGAGTAATCAATACTATTTGATGGACCTGTTTTCATTCTCTTCAGGTTCTGGTTTTGCTTTTGGCAACTTTGATCTTACCAACTATTACATGATCAAGCAGCATTTTGAAACCATTGATATGGTTATCAATACAGGTGCGTTTGTTGAGTATAGATTTAATAAAAGACAAGATCGTTTGTATCTTGATATAGATGCAACAAGAATTGTAGAAGATCAGTATCTACTTATTGATTGTTATCGTTATTTAAATCCAGACGATTTTACTCAAGTTTATAATGATAGTTTTGTTAAGAGATATACCACTGCCTTAATGAAGAGACAGTGGGGACAAAATTTAATCAAGTATAATGCAGTTCAACTTCCTGGAGGAATTACCTTAAATGGTCGCCAGATCTGGGAAGATGGAAACAAAGAAGTTCGTGATTTGGAATCTAGAATGATGACAGATTATTCACTCCCACCCATGGATATGATCGGATAAGATGCCTACTAGTCCTTATTTCCCAAGTTATTACGGTGGCACATCTGGCGAGCAAGGTCTCGTTCAGGATCTTGTGGATGAACAGATCAAACTGTTCGGCACAGATATCTACTACCTACCAAGAACTATCATTACAGATGGCGTCCTAGACGATATCATCTATAATAAGTTTGAGAGTCAATTTCAAATAGAGATGCTTCTACAGAACGTAGAAGGTTTTGGGTCACCATCAGAATTCATCAGCAAGTTTGGACTTCGTATTACCGACGAGGTTCGCTTTGTTGTGTCTCAACGTAGATGGGAAGAAGCAGCAGATGGTTATACTTTAACTGTCCCTGGTCGTCCTAACGAGGGTGATCTACTTTACTTCCCACTTACAGAAGATATTTACGAGATCAAGTTTGTAGAAAGAGAAGATCCATTCTATCAGTTAGGTAAGATCTACTTCTACACCATGACTGCTGAAATCTATGAATATGGCAGTGATGACATCTCTACAGGTGTTGAAGAGATCGATGCTCTTGAAAGTCTGTTTAGTAGTGCCATTGCTCTCACTCTTTCTGTTGGTGGAACAGGGGAGTTTACTGATGGAGAAACTGTCACAGGTAGCACTACTGGAACAGAAGCAGAAGTGAAGTCTTGGGATAGTGCAACTAGAGTTATGCAAGTAATTAATAGAACAGGAACTTTTGCCACAGGAGAAGCTATTACTGGAAATAGTAGTAGTGCTGTCTGGGTAGTAGGAACCTTCGATACTCTAAATAATACGAACAGCGAGTATGATCAAAATCGAGAGATCGAAGATGCCGCTGATAACATCATTGATTGGACAGAAGGTAATCCATTTGGTGAGTCTGGAAATTTTACTGGTAGTATCTAATGTTTGGATCACATTTTTATAACGAAATTATTCGTAAAAATATTGTTGGATTTGGAACCCTGTTCAATAATATTACTCTCAAAAAAATTGATCCTTCTGATAACTCTGTATTAGAAGAAGAGAAAGTTCCTTTGGCATATGGTCCAAAGGCAAAGTTCTTGACTCGTCTAGAACAGAACCCAGATGTTGGAAGAAAGATTGCTATTACATTACCACGTCTCTACTTTGAGATGACTGGTATTCAATATGATCCCACTCGTAAAACATCTCCGATTCAAAAATATAGAAAGGTTCAAATTGAAGATGGTAATGAAGTAGCAGAACAGTATGTTCCTGTTCCATATACTCTTGAATTTCAACTTGGTATTATCGCCAAAAATCAAGATGATGGTCTACAAATTTTAGAACAGATTCTACCATACTTTCAACCATCGTTTAATATCACTCTCAATATGATTCCAGACATGGATGAGAAAAGAGATGTTGCTATTACATTAAACAATGTTCAGTATGATGATGCATGGGATGATAGTTTTATTGAGCGTAGATATATTACATGGGAGTTATCATTTACTGCTAAGTCTTACATCTATGGTCCTTATGATCAAGCAAGTGTTATCAACAAAGCAATTGTTTACGAAGGGATTAACGCTACTGTTCCACAAAGAACTACTAAAGTTACATACACACCTAAAGCATTACAAGACTATAACACTGATGGCACTATAGATTATCAAGATGATCAATTAGTTGTAGCATCAGATGACTTTGGATTTAATGAAGGGATTGAAATACTATGAGCAAGTTTGAAAATAATATGGAAGATATGTTTGATATCGAAGTTGAATCTACTGATATTGAATCATCAAAACCTAAACCCCCCAGAGAAGCAGATAAGGATGATCAGACAAAAGACTATGAGTTTACTCGTGGTCAACTCTATAATTTGCTGAGCAAGGGACAGGAGGCGCTAGACGGGGCGTTAGAGGTTGCTCAGGAGTCAGGGCACCCTAGAGCGTATGAAGTCGCTGTGAACGCTATGAAGCAGGTTGCAGATGCTTCTGATAAACTTATAGATCTACAAAAGAAGATGAAGGATCTCGAAGCACCCACAAAAAATTCTATTAATAGTAAGACCACAAACAATTTATTTGTTGGTAGCACAGCAGACCTACAGAAAATGCTCAAGCAAATAAATAAACAAGAAGAGTCTGAATAAATATGAAGTCCTTTAAACAACTACGTATTGACATCAACGAAGCAGCAGCCTGGACCAAAAAGTCAGGAAAGAAAAAGTCAGGCGGACTCAACGAAAAAGGACGAAAGTCTTACGAAAAGGAAAATCCAGGATCTGACCTCAAAGCACCAAGCAAAAAGGTTGGAAACCCCCGTAGGAAATCATTCTGTGCTCGAATGAAGGGGATGAAAGCAAAGTTAACTAGTAAGAAAACGTCACGGGATCCTGACAGCAGGATTAATAAATCATTACGTGCTTGGAATTGCTAGAATACTTGTTATAATTATTAGAAATACTTGTGACCGCAATGAGATTTAATTCGGATGACCTCGCTCGGTTAAAAAAAGCGTGTGAATTGTACAAAGACTATACTGGATCAGAATACATGTGGGATCAGTATGAGCATTTGTTGACAAAACTGAAACAATACGAAAACGAATATTGTTTGACAGACTAGATAATAAAGTTGATATAATTTTATGAAGCCTTTGTTTGTATTAATCGCTTCACTGTTCCTTGCTTTGCCAGCGTGGGCAGTAGACGTAACAATGGGTGCTGGTGGCAACCTAGTATTTGAACCGAATGATATTACAATCTCAGCAGGTGATACGGTTCATTTTATTAATGAATCACTACCTCCACATAATATTATTGTAGAGGCACGTCCTGATCTTTCTAGAGAATCACTATTGTTTGCTCCTGGAGAATCACAAGACGTTGTATTTGCTGACACAGGAGATTATAACTTCTTCTGTGGTCCCCACCAGGGCGCAGGCATGACTGGCGTAGTTCACGTAAATTGAGTTAATT